CCTTGGGGCGGCAAGCTGCCCAGCGTCGACAAGATCCTGGGCGGCCTGAAGACCGCCGAGACGGTGGGCCAGGTGGTGTCCAAGAGCGGCCAGCTGGCCGGTACCGCGCTGCGCAGCCTGGACGGCGTCAAGTGGTCCGATCTGAAGCCGGGCGACGCCGGCAAGAGCCTGATCGGCAAGGCCGATTACGCCAAGCGCGGCGGCGCGGTGATCGCCGACGCCAGCGGCAAGCTGCATGCCGCCCTGTCCAAGGGCGAGGGGCGCGAAGCGCTGGACTTCGTCCACGGCAGGCTCGACAAGGCCTTGGGCGGCAAATTGCCCAGCGTCGACAAGATACTGGGCGGCCTCAAGACCGCGGAGACCGTGGGCCAGGTGGTGTCCAAAAGCGGCCAGCTGGCCGGCGCGACGCTGCGCAGCCTGGACGGCGTCAAGTGGTCCGACCTGAAACCGGGCAACGCCGGCAAGAGCCTGACCGGCGCGGCCGACTATGCCAAGCGCGGCGGCGCGGTGGTGGCCGACGCCAGCGGCAGACTGCGTGCCGCGCTGTCCAAGGGCGAGGGGCGCGAGGCGCTGGACTTCCTCCACGGCAAGCTCAACGCCAAGCTGGGCGGAGTGCTGCCCAGCGTCGATTCGCTACTGGGCGGGCTGGAACAGCTGGAGGAACTGGGCAAGACCGTGTCCAAGGCCGGCGGGATGGCGGGCAAGGCCATGCGCGCTTACTCCGGCGCGTCCGGCAACGTTTTCCAAAAGGCGATGGCAGCCGCCGGCACCCTGTTGGCCGGCGATGACTCCGGCGGCGACCCTGGCGCCAAAGCCGGGGGCAAGGACGGGAAGGGGAAAAAGCGCCCGGCCGCCAAGCCAGCGGCCAAAACGCCGAAAACCGGCGGGGCCTCCAAACCCCAGCCCAAGACAAGGGCCAAGCCGGTTCCCAAGGCCGAGTCTCCCGCCAAGCCTAAAGCCGCGTCCAAGCCGGCGGCGAAACCATCGGTCAAGCCTGGCAATGCGCTGAAGGAAGCGCGCGGCCTGCCGGGCAAGAGCAAGAGTTTGCTGTCCGGATTGAAGCTGCCCAAGTCCGGCGGCGGCTTGCTGAACACCGGACTCAAAGCGCTGAGCAAGGGCGGAAAGGGCTTGAAGAGTTTGATCGGCAAGGCCGATCTGCTGGGCGTGGGCATGGATCTGCTGTCCACCAGCCGATCCAGTCTGAGCCCGCAGGCCAAGGCGGCCGCCTACGGCAAGACGCTGGGCGGCACCGCCGGGGCCTTGGCCGGCGGCGCTGCCGGCGCAGCTATCGGCACCATGCTGTTGCCCGGCGTCGGCACCTTTGTCGGCCGGCAGGTGGGCAGCTGGCTGGGGCAGAAGGGCGGCGAATGGCTGGGCGAGAAGATAGGCAACTGGGCAGGCAAGCCGGGCGCCGCGCCGAAGCCGGTGGCAGTGCCCAAGCGGGCGATCCCGCCCAAGCCGGTGGCGGTTCCCAAGCCGGCGGCGCCAGCCAAACCTGTCCCCAAACCCGCTGCCAAGCCGGCCGCTCAGGCGCAGCAGGCGCAACAGCTGCGACGCATCCAGCAGACGGCCAACAAGGCCGCGGCCAAGCCCGCCGGTCCGGCCGCCGTGTTCAACATCACCTTCTCGCCGCAGATCACCATCAACGGCTCGGCGTCGGCCGGCGTCAAGCAGCAGGCGCAACAGGCGATGCAGCAGTCTTTCGCCGAGTTCGAACGAATGATGAAGCGCTACGAGGCGGACCGTCAGCGGCGCAGCTACGCGGCGCGGGGCTGAGGAGACGCATCCATGAAGAAAGGAGCAAACGATGTACGCAGTACTGGGTGACATCGAGTTCGACCTGATCAGTTATTTCGACGGCCTGGAGCAGCGCGGCGGCAGCGATTACGCCGAGCACGCGCGGATAGGCGGCAAACCGGTGCTGCAGTTCGTCGGCGACCGTCTGGACGAGGTCCGCATCGACCTGGTGCTGCACGCCGCCTATTGCCAGCCGGACGCCGAGCTGCAGCGGCTGCACGCCGCCCGCCAGACGCACCAGGCGCTGGCATTGGTGCTGGGCAATGGCGATCACAAAGGCCATTTCGTGATCACCGAGCTGACCAGCACCGGCCGCCAGAGCGACCGCACCGGCAATCTGCTGGCGGTGGAAGCGCAGCTGTCGCTGCGCGAATTCCGCGGCCAGGCGGCGCCGTCGCCCAAGCCTGGCCTGCTGGGCAGCGTCAGCGGCTTGCCGCAGGCCAAGCTGCAGCAGTCGCTGGCCGGCGCCGGCTTCAAGCCGGACCTGTCCGGCCTGAGCAAGGCGCTGTCCCAGGCCAAGACCATGGCGGTGCAGGCGCGCAAGGTGGTCAACGATGTGCGCGAGCTGAAAGACCTGGCGCGGCGCGATCCGCTGTCGGCGCTGGGACGGGTGCCGGGCGTGCTGAAGGATGTGCAGACGGCGGTGCCGGGCATCGCCCAGGGCGTGGAGCGACTGAACCAGTTCATCCAGCCGTATTCGCGGCTGGCTGAGAGCATCAAGCCGCTGATCCCGCAGTTTCAGGCCATGGGCCGCCAGCTTGGCGCGCTGGCCGAAACGATGCAGGGCTGCACGCTGGACAACGTCGCCGACAAGCTGGGCAAGGCGGAGGCGACGGTCCGCGACATCGACAAAAACTGGCCGGCCCGCGACATCGAGATGGCGAAGTTGGCCGCCAAAGCGGTGCTGCGCCGCATTCTGGAGTGAACCATGTTTCTCAAGCACATCTGTCAGGAAGGGGAGCGCTGGGACCAGATCGCCTGGCGCTATTACGGCGACGTCGGCCAGATGGTGATGCTGATCGCCGCCAATCCGCAGGCGCCGATCAGCGAGACGCTGCCGGCCGGCACCCAGCTTGCCATCCCGCTGCTGGAGGCGCGCGACGAGGCGGCGCTGGATGAGCTGCCGCCGTGGAGGCGCTCATGACCGACAGCCGCATCCAGGACGTGGCGGCGCCGGCGTTCGAGCTCAGCTACAACGGCAAGTCCATCACTGCCGACATCGCCCAGTACGCGCTCAACATCAGCTACACCGACCATCTGTCCGGAGAGTCGGACGAGCTGGAGGTGGAACTGGAAGACTGCGACGGCCGCTGGCTGAACGGCTGGTACCCGGACAAGGGCGCGACGCTGGACTTCAAGCTGGGCTACCGCGGCGCGGCGCTGGTGGCGCTGGGCAGCTTCGACGTGGACGAGGTCGATTACAGCGCGCCGCCGTCGGTGGTCCACATCCGCGCGCTGGCCACCGGCGTCCAGCATCCGCTGCGCACGCCGGAGGGCCGCGCCTACGACAAGCTGACGCTGCAGGCGCTGGCGCAGCGCATCGCCAAGCGCCACGGCATGAAGCTGGAAGGCAAGATCGAGGATGTCGAAATCGAGCGCCTGACCCAGTACCACGAAACCGACCTGCAATTCCTGCAGCGGGTGTCCAGCCACTACGGCTATGTCTGCAAGGTGATGGACAACAACCGCAAGCTGGTGTTCTGGAAACGCGCCGAGCTGGTGGCGTCCGCCAGCGTGCGCCAGTTCGCGCCGGCCGACCTGATCGCCTGGCGCGCGCGCGACCAGCTGTCGCAGGTGCCCAGCGCGGTGGAAGTCAGCTACCACGATCCGCACAAGCGCAAGCTGCAGACGGCGCGGGTGGGCGCCGACGCGCGCTCGCCCGGCGGCAAGGCCAGCAGCGCCGACGTGGTCAAGCTCACCCGCAAGTCGGGCGGACGGGCGCAGGCGGAGCTGCAGGCCAAGGCAGAGATGGAGCGCCGCCAACTGGCGCGCACCGAGATGAGCGTCACCGTGGACGGCTCGCCGCAACTGGCCGCCGGCCGCAACGTGGAGTTGTCCGGCTTCGGCAAGCTGTCCGGCCGCTACCTGATCGAGCGGGCCCGCCACCGCCTGTCGCGACAGGAAGGTTATATCTGCGAACTGGACCTGAAACGCGCGGCGCCCGCCGCGGCCAAGGAGAAGAAATGAACGACGTTTCCCTGCCCGACGCGCTGGCGACGCTGAAATTCGGCAGCGTGGCCGAGCATGACGCTCCCACCCAGCGGGTGCGGGTGCGGCTGCCGGAGCTGGGCCAGCTGCTGACCGCCTGGCTGCCGGTTCTCAGCCGCAAGAGCCTGAAGGACAAGGACTATTGGCTGCCGGACATCGGCGAACAGGTGGCGGTGCTGATGGACGCCCGCGGCGAGGACGGCGTGGTGCTGGGCGCCATCTATTCCGAGGCGGACGCGGTGCCGGTGGCGAGCGAGGAGAAATGGCAGCGCCGCTTCGCCGACGGCGCGGTGCTGGAGTACGACCGGCAGCAGAACCAGCTGACCGTCAACGGCGGGGTCAAGCACGTGGTGGTGGATACCCAGGCCGACGTGCTGATCAAGGCCGCCTCCAGCATCACCATAGACGGCGGCCAGACCGTCACCGTCAAGGCCGGGAGCAAGGTCAGCATCAACGCGCCGGCCACCGAGATCAGCGGCACGCTGACGGTGCAGGGCGCGATCACCGGCAAGGGCGGCTTGGCGGTGTCCGGCGGCGGCGGCGCCACTGTAACGGGCAGCGTCAGCGTCAGCGGCGACGTCACCGCCAGCGGCAAGAGCCTGGTGGGCCACAACCACATGGGCGCGCACGGTCCGACCAGCCCGCCGCTCTGAGCCGCGGCGCCATCTTATTCGCAGTTTGACTGGAGACCATGATGAACAACGATTTCTTCACCCTGCTCACCGCCGTCGGCAAGGCCAAGCTGGCCGCCGCAGCCAGCGGCGGCGCGCCGCTGAAGCTCAGCCAGATGGCGGTGGGCGAGGGCGACAACGGCGCGTACTACACGCCGACCGAAAGCCAGACCGCGCTGAAGAGCGAGGCCTGGCGCGCCGGCCTCAACCACCTGTCCACCGATCCGGCCAATCCCAACTGGATCGTCGCCGAGCTGGTGATTCCGGACCAGGTGGGCGGCTTCACCATCCGCGAAGTGGGCGTGTTCGACGCCGACGGCGCGCTGTTCGCGGTGGGCAAGTTCCCGGAAAGCTACAAGCCGGTGCTGGCCGACGGCGCCAACAAACAGCTTTACGTGCGGATGATCCTGGAAGTATCCAACGCCGCGGCGGTGACGCTGATGGTGGACCCGAGCGTGGTGCTGGCCACCCGCGGCAGCGTCGACGCGCGCATCGCCGAGGAACTGGCCAAGCTGGACGGCAAGCCGTCGGTCCGCGCCGCCACCACCGGCCCCGTCACGCTGACCGGTTTGCAGACGGTGGACGGCGTCGCGCTGCAGCTGGGCGACCGGGTGCTGGTCAAGAACCAGGCCGCCGGCCCCGACAACGGCATCTATGTCGTAGGCGCCGGCAGCTGGACGCGCGCCGCCGACGCCAACATCAGCCTGGAAGTGACGCCGGGGCTGTTCGTCGCGGTGGAGCAGGGCGCGGCCAACGGCGGGTCGCTGTGGCAGTTGACCACGCCGTCGCCCATCGTGTTGGGTACCACCGCGCTGACTTTCACGCAAATCGCCGGCAACACCGGCGTGGCGGCCGGCACCTACCGCAGCGTCACCGTCAATGCGCGGGGACAGGTGGTGGGCGGCAGCAATCCGGCGACGGTGGACGATCTCGGCTTGGGCGCCGACCTGGCGCTGCCGTTGGCGGCCTTGCCGCTGCCGGTGGTGTCGACGGCGGACAGCAACCGCGTGGCGGTGGTCGCGACGGCAGTGGCGGGGCAGGGCGGCACTGTGTCGGTGCCGGCCGGCGTCGTGTTGAGCCTGGCACAGGAAGTCGTGGCGGGGCAGAGCGGTCGAATGCGGACCTTTGTCACTGCGGCCTGGACCAGCCTGGCATTGCAGCCCAGCGCCGAATACTATCTGCGCGGTCAAGTTATCGGCGGCGCCTTGTCGCTGTATGTGCAGCGCGGCGCTTTGAGCGACGCGCGGCCGGATTCGCTGAAGGGGAGTCCGTCTTCGGCTGGTGGCGGCGGTTTCTTTTCGACGGCGCTGGATATCTGTTTGGCCCGCATCGTCACTGGGGCGGCCGGCAGCGCGCCGACGGTGCAGCGCGTGATCAACCGAGGGCAGGATGCCTGGTCGGCGACGATGAACGGCAACGGCGTCGTCTACCTGCCGCTGGATCCCTTTGTCAAAACCGGCCGCATCTCCACCGGCATCGTCACGCCGCACGCCACGGCCATTTCCTCCGTCATGCACGGCTCCGCCGGCTGGACCGGCGCCGGCTACTGGTATGCGGCGCCGAATCGGAGCGCGGCTACCTACTCCGTCGGCGTTTCTTTGGGCTGGGTGCCTGGGAACTCGGTCATTGTCACCTCAAGCAATGTGGTCGGCGATACCACGGCGTCGGTTTGCACCGGCATGTTCGACCACGTCGCCGGCAAGTCGATGTGGCAGGTGCTGCAACTGGAGCATCAGTTGGGCGACGTCGACGGCGTCAACAGCGACGAGCACCTGATGGGGATGGGACACAAGAACATGCTGCAGGCCGATTACGACGCCGGCCTGGCCATCAGCTTCGCCAATTGCGTCAATGCCGTGCTGACCTGGGAGGTCGTTCGATGAAAATGGTAGCCGATTTGCTGTCCTACGATGGCGAGCTGCGTCCGCTGCGTCCGTCCGTGTCGCATGCCTGGAATGGGGAGGCCTGGATTGTAGACGATGCTTTGGCGCAACAGCAGCTGGAGCAATTCAGATTGGAAACCTGTGGCCGGCTCGACGCCGCGGCCGACGCCGCCAGCCAGCTGTATGTCGGCAGCGAGCTGCGCGCGCTGGAATACCGGCAGGCCGCCGCCGAGGCCCAGTCCTATAAGGACGGCGGCTGCAAGGGCGACGCGCCGCCGGCGGTGCGGGCCTGGGCCGATGCGAAGGGCTTGAGCGGCAAGGACGCGGCCGACGGCATCCTGGCCAAGGGCGCCGCCTGCGACCAGGCGCTGTACGCGATCCGCGCGTTGCGCCTGGCGGGCAAGGAGGCGGTGCGCAAGGCTGTCGACGCCGATGCCGCGCGCGCGGCGGCCGACGACGCGCTGGCCAGGCTGCGGCAACTTGCCGAATCGCCGGACGCGCAGGCCGCGCCGGAAGGCGACGCGGCCAATGCCGGCGGCTTCTGGCGTTTCTCTCTCAAGCTGTTCTCCCGGGGCGCTTGATCCCCGGCCGGCGGCCGCGCGCCGCCGGTTTTCTGTTTTTCCCATGCTCGGCCATCCCGGCCGGCGCGCCTTTCCCAAGGTTATCCGATGACCGACATCACACCCAATGCGCTGGCCGGCGACAAGCGGCTGTCGCCGCTGGCCGATCTGAGCCGGCGCTTGCAGCGCATCGATCTGGCGCCTTTCCTGGTTTACCTGGTGGACCAGGTGGAGGCCGATTTTCTGCCCTTGCTGGCCGAGCAGCTGCACGTGGCCGGCGATGAGGGCTGGCAGCTGGCCGCCGATGAAGCGCGGCGGCGCGATCTGATCAAGCAGGCGATAGAACTGCACCGCTACAAGGGCACGCGCTGGGCGCTGCAGCGGGTGCTGGCCACGCTGGGCCTGGACGGCCGCATCAGCGAGTGGTTCGAGTACCAGGGCCGGCCTTTCCATTTCAAGGTCGATCTCGACTTGTCCGGCCGCGGCCTGGGCGAAGCCACTTATCAAGCGTTGCGGCAGATGCTGGACCAGTACCGCAACGCCCGCTCCCGGCTGGAGAGCCTGGACTTGCGGGTGGAGCTGCGCGAGCGGCTGCCCGTGGTCGCCGCCGTTTCCGCCGGCGGCGAGGTGGCCAGCGTGTATCCGCAGGCGCGGCGCGAGCTGCGCCAACAAGGGCCGCTGAGCCTGGGCGCGGCCCATGGCGGCGTCGAGACCGTCACGGTTCTGCCTTGGCAGAGGACGCGGCTGGACGGCGGGATCCCGCTGCGCTGGGGCATGGGCCTGCCGTGCCGGGAGGCGGTCACCCTCTATCCGCGCCCGCTTCAACTGATTTCCTAAATCGCTTCAAAAGCCGCGTCCGCGGCAACCTGCAAATATGACGTGACGATAACGACGACCGGCATACCGCGGCTGCTCCGGCAGCCGGCGGCGCGCGTTTGCGCGCGCAATGGAAGCTGGCCGGCGGCGTGATCCACGAAATCGAACGTAGACCCGCTAACAAAACCCCTGATCCTGCGTTGCGCCTCCTTGTCGTACGGGCGGGTACTGCCTGCGCCGGCGCGCCTTGGCTCAGGTTCTCTGCGAGGTTTTGTTAGCGGCTCTTAGGCTGTAAGCCAACCGACAAGGACCCGTCCATGAGCCCGAACCTTCCCGATCTGCCCGACTTGCCCATGGTCGATCCGGCCGCCGCCGCCAGCGCCATGGCCGACGCCTATCTGAAACTGGGCGGCCGGCAGCAGTACCCGAAACAGATGGAGCAGCTGCTGACGGAAATGCTGGCCAACCGCCAGCCCGGACTCGCCGCCGCCGACCTGCCCAAATTCATCGACGACGATCCCAAAACCGTCGCCGCCCAGATGGCCGCGACCTATCAGGACATGGCCGGCAAGCGGCTGTATCCGGGTCAGGTGGAACAGCTGTTGATCGATTTGTTCGCCTACCGCGAAAGCCTGGCGCGCGCCGCCTTCAACGACGCCGGGCGGCAAAACCTGGTGGCCTTCGCCCGCGCGCCGATGCTGGATTACCTGGGCGAGCTGGTGGGCGTGGCGCGCCAGCCGGCCCAGGTGGCGGCGGCGCGGGTGACGCTGACCTTTCCGGCCTATGTCGACGGCGGGCCGAAGCAAGTGATTCTGCCCGCCGGCGCGCGCATCGCCGGCAACGCCGCGGTTCAGTTCCAGACCACCGCCCCGCTGGCGGTGAATCTGACGGACAAGCCGCAGGATCTGGCCTGCGAGGTGGAGGCCACCGTGCCGGGCGAGGCGGGCAATCTGCCGCAGGCGGGCGATCTCAACCAGCTGCTGGATGATCCCGGCGTCAAGGTGGAGGTGGCCGGGGCGGAGAAGCCCCGGGGCGGGGCGGAGGCGGAGGACGACGAGCATCTGCGCCAGCGCATCCGGCTGGCGCCGGAAGCCTATTCCTGGGGCTCGGCCAACCGCTACCGGCTGGCGGCGATGACGGCGGCGGCCGACGCGGCGGACGTGCGGGTGATTTCGCCGCGTCCGGACGGCACGGTGCAGGTGGTGGTGCTGGGGAAAGACGGCGCGCCGTCGGCGGAAACCCTGCGCCGCGTCCGGACGGCGCTGGCGGACGACAAGGCCCGCATGATCAACGACAGGATAGAGGTGGTTCCGGCCGAGGTGGTGGATTACGCGATCCGGCTGGAAGTGGACGTGCTGACCACCCGCATCCCGGATCTGGTGTGCCGGATGGCGAAGGAGCGCTGCCAGGGATACGCGGCCAACCTGGCCCGCCGGCTGGGCGGCGACATCGTGCCGTCGCAGATCAAGACCGCGCTGCACGACATCGACGGCTTGTACGACGTGCGCGTGCTGGAGCCGGCCGACAAGCGGGTGCTGTCCTCGTCTCAATGGCCGCGCTGCGCGGCGGTGGAGGTGACGCTGGGAAGGATGGTGAGCGATGGCTGAGCTGCTGGTTCCGCCGCTGGCGGGCGATACGCGCGGCCGGGCTTTCGACGCGCTGTCGGCGCGCAGCGCCGGCTTCGACCTGTCCCCGGCGCTGATCTACCTGATCGACCAGGCCCCGGCCGAGCTGCTGCCCCTGCTGGCCGAGCAATTCAACGTGGTCGGCCCGTTGTGGGCCTACCTGCCCGATGACGCGGCCAAGCGGCGCGCGATCAAGGAGTCGGCGGCGTGGCACCGGGCCAAGGGCTCGCCTTGGTCGGTGGAGGCCGCGCTGTCGTGGGCGGGTTACGCGGCCAAGGTGGAGGACGCCGCCGCGCCGGCCACCCGCTGGGCGGAATTCCAGCTGGAACTGGACGCGCCGGTGGACGGCGACGCCTTGCTGACGGTGCTGGAGCTGGCCCGTTTCGCCGCGCCGGCCCGCTCGCACCTGGCGCGGCTGTACGGCGGCTACGACCGCCGCGTGCTGAATGCGTCGAGCGGCGACCGCTGGTCGGATGCCTTCCTGTCGGACGATTCCGGCGTGTGGCGCGACGGCGTGCAGCTGAGTTTTGGCCGGCGGTGGCCGCTGTCCGCGGCTTGCCCGGCGGCGGCCACCGGGCTGGGGCGCCGGCGCGCGCATGCGTCGCGCACGCTCTACCCGGACATGCTGCGCTATGGCACCGCCCACTTCGGCGACGCGCCGGTGCTCAACCATCCGGTGATGCGCAGCCGCCTGATCGGCCTGGGCAACAAGGAGGGATTGCGCGATCCGGTCATCCTGGCCGGCAACCCGCCTTCGCCAAGCTGGACTGGCGGCTGGGACGACAGAACATGGGGACGCTGGCTGCCGATGACGCCGCACCGGCGCACCGCCCGCGCCGCGCTGGTGCTGTCCGGCGACACGCGGCTGGGCGAGCCGAACACCCGCTTCGGCGGCTGGGCCGAAACCTCGTCCGGGCGCTTCATCTGGTCCGACTCCGCATGCAAATTGTCCGATTTCAACCCCGGCCGAACGCGTCTGGTCATCGAGGCGGTCGAGGTGGCGGCGCACGGCCTGGCGGCAGTCCGGCCCGACGATGGCGACGCGATGGGCGGGCGCACTACCCGACGTTCGTTGCACACCGGCCAGATCGACTGGCGCGGCGCGATCCGGATGGACGGCGGCCTGCGCTGGTCGGACCGGCCGCTGGCCGAGTCCACCGGTTGGCGGCTGGAGTACCGGCTGACTACCGGCGACACCGCCGGACTCGGCCCGCGCGCCGACCACTATGGCTGGCGCGGCCGCTGGGATGACCGGCGCTGGCGCGGCGATCTCTCTCTCACCCACCAAACCTTAACCACCTGAGGAAAACAACCTTATGGCAACCCTGACCCATAGCGGTCGCGCCGCGTTGGCCGCCGCGCTGGCGTCCCAGACCCTGCATTTCGCCTGGGGCATCGGCCAGGCGGCCTGGGACGACAAGCCCGTTCCCGAACCGATAGACGCCACCTCGCTGGTGTCGGAAGTGGGCCGCCGCCTGATCACCGAGGTGCGCTTCGTCACCGAAGACCCGGCCGGCGAAATCGTCGTCCCCACCGGCCGCTACCGCATTTCCAACGATCCGACGCGCCATCTGCTGCTGCGCATCGCCTTCGAGTTCGGCGACGCGCCGGCCTCGGTGATCCGCGAAGTCGCCGTTTTCGCCGGCAGCAAGACCCAGCCTGATCTGCCGGCCGGCCAGCGCTACTTCACGCCGGATCAGATCGCCGCTCCCGGCATTTTGGTCGCGCTGGAGCGCATCACCCCCATCCATCGTTCGCCGGCTACCCGCGAAACCTTCGAGCACGTCATCTCCCTG